GGTATTGTTGTACCATCACTAGGGAATTTCTTTAATCTTAGATGACCAGCCTCAAGTTTCTTTTGTTCAACAAGTTCTCTTAGTTCTTCCTTGTGCAAAGATAAGTCATTTAATTTAATTCCTGACCAACAAGCCAAGTGTTTTCTTTGAATTATTTTTGCAGTATCTTCAAAAAAGATTTGAAGAACGTTTTTACCACAATTTAACCCAGTATTTGCTATTTTGGTAATCATTGTTGTTTTACCAACACCAAAAGGTGCAAGTATAATACCCAACTCACCTTTTGATAATCCACCATCCATTACTTCATCTAAACCTTTTATACCTGTAGGTATTGGTTTTCTGAAATCATCAATCAGTACAGCCTCGATATTTTCCAAAACATTCAACCCGTTGTCTTTTACTTCACCGTGTTGTAACGCTTTTTTTAATATCTCTTCAATTTCTTCGTATTTTTCATCATCACCCTTATCAACAATTGATTGAGCTTGTTTTAAAGATTTTATTAACTCTTCTCTTTTACAAAACTTCATTGCAATTTCTTGCACACCAAAACCATCATTTAGGTTAACTTCTTTTACCTTTTTTAAGGTCGCAATTGAGTAGTCTTGGTCGAATTCATTTACTACATTTTCAAGTAGTCTGAACTCAACACTACCCATATCAGGAATTATGTTGTATTTCTGATAGGTTTCTTTTATCGTAGAAACGATAAGTTTTAAACCTTGTTCTTTAAAGTAATTTGGGTCAATTATGTCAATTATTGATTCGGCAAATCTATTATCTACAAGAAGTTGTGCGACTAGTCTGATTTGAAAATCAGGGCCTAGGTAACCAAAACTATCTTTTACTATTTTTGCCATTTAACTTTTTTTTTAAAAACCGTGATTTTAATAAATATCTTTAAAGTACCACATCCGCGTAATTTGTGGTATAATTTTTTTCACCCATGTAATCCTTAATCAAAGCGATAATATCTGGGATAATTTCTTTGATATCAATTTGGTATTTGGCTTCTTCTGGACAAATTGCCTTTGAAGGAAAGTAATTACCAGAAAATACGCTTTGTGCTACAACGTTTTTATCTACTTTGATTTCAAAACTAAAGGTACGTTCTTTTTCGAAGATATTTCTATAGGTTTCTTCACGTTGAACGTAATTTGGATTATAGATTTTCCATAAATAAGCAATGGATTGCTTTTTTAGATGTGCTGGGATAATACCCATGTTTCCATGCGAACCAATATTCATACCTGCAATTCGGTCCATTAATTCTTTGATTTCCAAAGACCTCGTTGATTCTTCATTGTAGTCTTTGATATTAAAATATCTTTGACAAATGATGTGTTTGTTAACATACAAAACAAATTCGAATCTTTCTTCTAGTTTTTTGTTTGGTGTTGTTTGGGCTGTCGTGTTCATAGTGTTTGTTTTTAAATTATTGTATTTTTAAATTCTCGTTCAATTAATTGTTTAAATGGTATTAAGTATTCTGAATATCTATCTGAACCCATTGTTCTTTCTAACCCATCTTGTTTCATCTTTGTTAAAACATTTTTTATACCTCTGTTTGTTGTATCAAATTCACCTTCTTTTAAGTCGTTAAGTTCTTGTATCGCATCTTCGGTCATCATTGGATTCTTTAGGTCGACTAGGGCGGTGTTTATTTCGTATAACCTATCACCTTGCACGCCATCTGTTGTTCCGTTGATAAGGTTTTCTAAAACTTTTAATGGTTTTTGTTTTGATTCAATTCTTTGGTCTCTTAATACCTTGGCTTTTTCAATGATTTCATCAAGTGTAACCTTTCTTTCTTTTATTTCTGGAAACAAAGAAAGCAATGTCGCCTCTTTAACACCTTTGATACCTTTGATTGTGTCACTATTATCGCCAATAATTGTTTTTATTAGAGCAGAGTTTTCCTGATGATGACAAAAATACAAAGAATAATTCGTTTTGTCAACATATTGCTTTAAATCGCAAAAATAAATTCTAACGTCATCGGAAATTAGTTGGCACATGTCTCTATCGTTCGTACATATTGTTATTTTTTCGTTTTCTAAACGATTTAAACAATAGTAAGCAATAAAGTCATCGCTTTCAACAAAATTGTGTTGTATCTGTCTAATGTATAAGTCATCAAGGTAATCCCAAACCTTGCCTTTTTGTGTTAGTTCTGATTTATCTATTGGGTGCGTTCCGTTGACGTAGTCTTTGCCTCTACCACTTTTATAAGGTGCATAAATATCGTATCTTAGTCTTCCACTAAATTTGCCATCCCAAAATACGTAAACTCTATGAAATAGATTTTCGGTAAGTAGTTTTCTGATTATTGTTAGAAATTGATATAGACCACCTATGTGTTCACCCTTATGGTTAAAGGCATTTTTAGCACCGAAAAAGCCCGTTTTGAATAGGGCGTTTCCGTCTACTAATAATGTATTTGTGTTTTTTTGTACAATTTCACCATTACGTGGTGGTCGTTTGTTCATTTGTAACCTTTAATGGTTGATAAATATATTTCTACTCTCGGATATCGTCACCCTCAAAACCACCTTCAGTTTCAGTAAATTGAATCTCGGTATCATAACTAACATTTAATGCGTCATGTATGAATTGTCTTTTGTCTTTCTTGTAGTCATCTAATTCTGATGGATTAACATAACCATGTGGTGTTGATGCTATAGAACCGTTTCTTTCAATACCTGTAACGTGATTTTTTTCACATCTAATCTTGGCTTCGGTACCATATTGGAAATCTTGACCCAATGCAACAGCTGTTAGCTTTTTGGTTCCGTGTGTTAGTATTCCACCAATATGAACAATGATTCTTGAGTTGAAGAACATAAACTCACCACCCTTGTGTTTAATAACCGTACCATTCATGCTATCTAACCAAATCTTTTGAACACAAATAAATGTGTTTGTGTATTCGCTATCTATAGACCTGCTTGAAGGAATTTTGAAATTAACAAGCGCTTGGAATATACCCATAGCTCCTGCGTTCCATAAATTATTAGATGCACTAGAGCATGCTGATTTATAACAATTAAGAGTTCCAATTGAATCCCAAAGGAATACCATATTTCTGTCAATAAGTCCGTCTTCTTGTTTTTGAATCATTTCACTCATAAACAACGCAACATCTTCAATAACTGGTTCACCTCTTGTTGGTTTGGTAGTCATTTTGCTTTCCTTGTGGTCGTAGTTTTTATATTTGTCATATAAGTCTTTGCTTCTTATCAAAATAAAACCATCTGGTTTTTCAGTGATTTCACCAGTTTCTTTATCAACAACTTGTTTAAATTTAACTCCAATTTGTTTTGCGTGCGCTGTGTTCCAGTTACCTTCGGTTTCAATAACAACTGGCATATCACCAATTTTTTGTGCACCAGCAATAGCTTCATAAAAAGCCGTAGATTTACCTGTATTTGAATAACCTCTAACCAAACTTACGTATCCACGTGGGAAACCAGGCAATTTCAACGCATCGTGCCATGCTTTAGACAACGGCACCCATGTTAATTCTTTATCCTTAGGTTCAGAGTTCATACCTTCTTGTTCTAAGAATGAATCCAAGTCAAAAGGTTTTTTTTCTATTTGTTTTTTTTCAGGTTTTTTACCCATTATATGTTTCTTTAAAATAATATTATTTATATATAAATTATTGGCAGCAAATCAGTTTCGCTGCCAATAATTTTAATTTAATTAAAACGGTAAATCATCATCTTCAACCCCTGTTTCGGATTCTTCTTCAACAACTGGTGCTGTTTTGGTTGCAACTGGTTGAGTTGCTTTAGCGGCAGATACCGTTGGTTTAACATTAGATACACCTAAAGATAATTCTTCATCCAAAGATGCAACTTCATCAGAAACACTTAATGAAGCTTTGTCAACAAATTTCTTTGCTTCTTTATCCCAAGTTGGAATACCACCTTTTACAACGATTTCTAAGAAGTCATAAGATTTAACAGCGTATACATCTTCCCATGTTCTTGCATCGGCTAACCACTCAGCAGCCAATTCAGCATCATCGCTCAAAGGTGATGGGTCAACGTGTGAAATGCTTTGAACAATAGGACGGTTTCCTTGGTCTCTAGCTAACATAACCAAAAGGTCACGGCCAGTTTGTGGGTCTGTAATGTCTTTGTTTACTGCTTGTAATACACCATAGATTTTATCCAAGATACCTTGTTTGCGGTAGTCATGGTTAAATCTCCAGAATTTAATACCGTCAGCTTCGTTATCTCTATCGATAATCTTAACAACGTACATTTTTCTTGCACTGTATTTTTTAGCTAATTCTTTGTCT